GCTTCTCCGCCATTTAATAATCCAACTCTTCCACCATCAGCTGCATAAAAATTTTGATCTACAAATTGTTTATTAGGCATGAAAGCTAAAGTGCTTGCGCCTGGATTTGTGTAATAATTTCTTGCTTGATTTCTTATGTCTGCAATACTTGAAGGAACTGACGTCCATGATTCTTCAATTTCTTCTTCTTCATCATCTTTACCCATTAAGAATGGTGCTGCTACTGCGCCTGCTCCTAAACCTAAGAGACCCATTTTACCTAAACTTAAAGCACCTTTATCATTTCTAATAAGGTTACCTAACATTCTATCTTTACCAAACCAGCCACCCATTCTCATTAGTCCTTGTTTCATAGCCGAAGGCGCAAATCTTCCTAAAAAACCTGTGCCTCCTCCTAAAGAACCTAAACCAAATGCACCTAGACCACCTATTAAAGCAGCCTTACCTAGTGGGCTTTTAACAATTTTCTTAACACCACGAACAGCTTTCTTAACTAGCTTACCTAATCCATAGTTTTGTCTAGGGACATCTAAGCTTCCTAAGCCACGTTGTATTTGTTGGGGTTCTTGCATTCTTGAAATTGCCATAATTTTACCTTAATCTCCTAGCTTATTACGTTTTGCTCATTAAATCAAGAGGTGGCATGATGACTTTTACATCTTGTGCCATGTCCTCATTCTTATAACCTTTAGTTTCCCAGTCTTTTCTTTCCTGAAAAAGCTCGCCAGTTTCCTTGTGTCTGTAGGTTAATTCAATCGTTGCATTCTTTATTTCCATTAGTCAGTTTTCTCCTTTTTAATGTTTAAATAACTGATGGTAATAACTACCCCATCACTTACCGTTCCTGCTGTAGTAGCAGCTAATACCTTGCCTCCTTCTACTATCATAGGATTTGTTAGTATTTCTACACTAGCTGCAGTGGATAATGTTTGAGTATGTATTACTTCAAAAGCATTATTCGTAATAGTTATAGTAGGTGCATTCGATCCTGATTTATTAGTAACATGTAGAGATTTAACAATGATAGTTTCGTTATCTCCTGGCTCTAAAAGATTATTACTTTCAGCTGCCGTTACTGTTTTACCATAAAATTTATATTCGTTTACTACTGCCATTATGAATCTAGAAAGAAGCTTTTAGCTTCTATCTCTTGTTTAACTTCATCTTGAAATGAAGAGTTTAATTTTGTGATCACACCATCAAGGTCCCTGACCAATGATTGTAGATTAGATCTGCTATATTCTTCTTCAGCTCTAGTTAATGATTGTACGATCTTTGCCATTATAATATACTTGCTAGTCCTCCTAGATTTAAATAGACTCTTCCACCAGTTGCCATTAACTCTTTTCCACCTATTCCTCCGGGTCTACCTCTCCTTTCCTCACTTCTATCTTGAACCATATTGTCAACTATTTCATTATAAGTCATTCCCCCAGTTGCCGTAGGTGTATTTTCATTATCATATTTCATTTTGTCGGCAATTGCTTTGTTAGCAGCCAAATAATTGGCCTCGTCAATTTCTTTTTGTAACTCTATATCAGCTTGTTTATCTTTTTCTTGTTTATAGTTACGCATTTTTGCGGCTTCTATCATTTGTTTGTATTTAAATCCTAAATTTCCCTTATGTATTGCAGAATGTCGTTTCCCTTCTTCATCTATGGCTTCTTGTATTTCTGCATCAGTCATCTGATCAAAACCAAATCCTTTTGCTAATTCTTCTTGTCCTTCAAAATATCCTTTAGCTCCAAAGTTTTTACCTGTTAAAGTTTTAAGTCCACTAGAGCCTTCAAATAACATTCCTTCACCTGCTAATTGATTATAGGCCCCTTTTTCTATCTCATCCAGACCACCCATTTTATATCCTGAAAGGGTTCCTCTATTTTTATTCATTATTTGATTTTCTATAAAATCTAATCCAAAATTTCCGCCGGGAATAAAAGTTGCAGCGGCTCTTACCCATCCAGGCACTTCTTTTTTGTAGCTATATGTTTCTCCGGTTGGACTAGCTGAAGGATCTTCAAATTGTCTTCCCACACCATACTGTTGAATATTACCAGGAAGGCCTCCTTCATATCCGGGTGCACCATATTGACCATATGCAACGGGATTTATAGCAGTACCATAACCAAAAACATTTCCACTAGGGTTAAAAGAACGCGCACTATTAGTAAAAGCATTAGTATTAGTTATTCCAAAAGATTGAGGAGGTAACTGTGAGTCATAGGAAAGATTCTTTTGTTCGTAAGGATTTAATCTAAATTGTTCCATAGGAACATATTTATCTCCTCCTTCATATATACTTTTATCAACTCCTGTATAAAAAGTAGCCATTATCTTCTTCCTCCTGGATGTATGTCTAATCTAAACGTACCTAGTTTCCAGTCTTCAGACGTTGCTGTATTTGCAACTGTCATAGCAATTGATCTTGCTCTTAATCTTGTGTCTTTTTTAGTTGTAGTTTTACTCACACTGTAGTCGGTAGTAGTTCCGGAACTATGTGGATAGTCTCTAGTTGTAAAACTAATTTGTGTATTACCTGTTTGTGAAATAAAATCTGGTATAAATCTGCTTATTCTCATTATAAATTCTCCATCTCCTCTAAGGTCAGGCATACCTACAATTTGTCCACCGCCTCTAGCTGACTTTTGAGTAATGTCAAAATCCCCTGAGGTAATGGTTCCAATCACAGCAGTGGTAACACCACCGGCTACTACTTGATCGGTCCCTGTATCGTGTTTATAATATATAGTACTTCCATCCGTATTACCAGTAACATCGAACGAAGCATTATCACTTGCGTTATAGTATGTAGCATGTGGTTTATTAAAAACAGAGGAATCGGCCCATGCTGTTCTCGGTAGAGTACCTGTTGTCCAGATAGGTCTTTTAAGGGTTGAGTCTAAGTAGTTATAAGTAACCACTCTATCAACCGCATCCGAAGCTGAAGTACAATAAAACCATTGGATTTCTCCAAATAAATTATTTAATCCTGCATTAACTAGGTCTCTAGAAGTTGAGTTTAAGTCGTCATAAACATGGTCCTCTACTAAACAAGGTAGTGATTTTAACTGACCATCGTATGCAAAGAATCCATTTTCCGACATCCAATAGGCTGTACCATCCACCTCCATACAAGCATTTTTACCAAACAATCCACAGTTAGTTCCCACCTGTTCAAATGAGAAAGTAAAGGGTTGACCAACGAATTTCATCAGGAACAATGCAGTATCTGTCCATACATAGATTGCATCCCTACCTTTGATAGCCCCCATAATTTTAGAACCATCTGCAAGTCTTTGTGTGCCTGCGGTATTGTTTGCTTTAACTGTATAAGAATCTGTTGCGTCAATACTCTCTTGAGAAGAGAATCTAATATACATATCGTCTTGAGTTGATGTTGTTCCAATTGTTGTTTCTGTTCCAAAGAACACTAAGTGTCTGTCCGGTGTAGATACTAGTACATGACGCGATGCGGTAGGTGCATTTGCTAAGATGGTAGCTCTTGTAGAAACAGCACCGGCTGCCGCTGCGTCCCATTCAAAACATGCTCCATTATATATTAGTGCAATTAATTTTGTTCCATAGTTATCTAATACCCATAAACCAGGGTCAATTGTAAAGTCAGCAGAAGAAGCTTCGCCCCATGCTACATAGTCTGATATGTTTAAAACACTAGCGCCTCCACTATGTGTTGCTTTGGTTGTGCCATTAACTTCTCTAGCGCCTCCGCTTAAAATATTAGTTGTCGTATTATTAGATGTAAAACTTATATCTTCTGATCCAATTCTAATCTCACCTGTAGTTGGAAAAGCCGCAGAATTGGTTAAAGGAATATCGGTTACAGTATCATTAATAGTAGAAGCTAGTGTTGTAGTTGCTGGTCCTAAAGCTGTACCGCCCCATAATGCTGTACCCCAACCATAACCACCTAACTGTTGTGCCGGTCCTACAGGATAATAACATAATACAGAAGCACTTCCACTTAACGATAAAGCTGTCCCTGATTCCGCAGTATCCATTGTAATTGTAAAAGTAGCTGTTGTAGGAACAGACGTTACCATAAATTTTATGTCTTCAAAACTAGCGTCGGTATAAGTAGACCCTACAGCAGTGACCCCACTTACGTTGTCAAACTTAACAATATCATTTTCACCTAGACCATGAGATCCAGTACACGTTACCGTAACTGATTTCTGTGAAGAAGTACTTGTAAATTTTGCACCTGTTAAAGTAGTTCTAAGAGGATGGATGTCATAAAAAACTCCACCTGAATAAACATATAAAATTCTATTAGTTCCTATAGCTGCGTATTTAATACCAGCGTTATCATCCCAATGATGAAGAGCTCTGGCTGCACCGGTTAACTTGTCGTCACCTAGTTGAATCCAACCACCTATTTTTTCTGGGGTACCATATCTAAAACGAACATTGTCGCCATCATACCATTGTCCCTCGGCCCCGGTTTGGGTAACTTGTTTGTTGAATCCAGGTAAAAAACCTAATTTTTGTAACATATAACTCCATATTATGTATTCCTTATTGGTGGAATACCTAACATCGGCCTTTTGTCGAACCTGTTCTTTTCAGCAAAAGGACCATTTACATGGTTATAATGAAGAAATACTTGTCCGCAAGTATTACCTTCAAACGGTTCTCTCCAATGCTCTAATTC